TGGAGGAAGAGTCGTAACTTCTGTACCACGTCCACCTTCACGGCGAGGGAACCAATAGTCCTCAAGCATTGTCATAAACTTGCGATCGTCTTTTACTTCGCCAGTGTTGGCATCATAGACAATGCGGTTTTTATGCTTGGTCATAATATCGCGAAGATATTGTTCGGCTTTATTCTTTGGAAGATTGCCAACGTCAATGTAGAAAATACGACGTTCGGGTGCGCGAGCGAGACGATAAATCACAACCGCATCTTCGAGCATGCGCAACTGGTTCATCGGCTTAATGGCTTTCTGAAGATGACCGAGAACCATCTTGTTTCGACCATCCATAATTCCAGAATGCACATAACAAATACTATCTGGAGAAATCTTTATGCCCTGCGTTGCGGTTGCAGTCCCAATGCCCATTTGATTGTACAGATAGTATTCTGTAAAGGCAGGAACTGGTTTTAGACCGCGTTGCGCAGGAGGAGTGTTCAATGAACTTTTTACTGGCTCGCGAACTTTACGAATACGACGAGGATCGATATAACGCAGTTCTTTGATACCATCCCGTGGTGTCTTTTCGTCGATCATAATGTGATAATAAAGACGACCATCAACATACCAACGACGAAACACATCGTATGCGATATTTGAAAAATCGAGAAGTTCCATAACCTTTTCGAACTCTTGCCGAATGCGCTTTTTAACGCGATCTGGCTGATTAACTTCATCGAGAACGATTTCAACAGGAAGTGCGCGTTCGTCAGTGACAATTGCTTCATTTACAATATCTTCGATTGCTGCATCACATTCTGGCTGCATAGCCAGTTCACGATACTTAGTCACAAGTTCAGATTCGTTTTTCGCGGCACCTTCGACATCAATTACTGTGCCATATGCACCACCAGGAGCAACCTCAATCGCACCATCCTCATTAGGTGGTGGCGTGAACGAAGGAATTTCCTCCGCGTTTCTTATTGCCTGATCTGCGCGACCAATTCTAAAACCAAATAATTCAATTGCCATATCGTCTTCCTACTAAGAAATGAGGACCGCCATATAATATATAGCGGTCCCCACGCACACGTTTTTTTGTGAGTCAGACAGATAACCGCTTCAATTAGACAGCGAAAGTGCCAGTCGTAGTTGGAGCAGCGACCTGCCAGTAGTCATAGTTGAACTCACAAGTGAACAGTTCGATTGCATCAGCATTATCCCAGTCCAGTTCAATTGGGCTGATATTGGTTGGGAAGATGTTGATGAATTCGTAAGTGCGAAGAATGCCACCAGTCTTAGCATACTGACTTACTGTCGCAGTTGTGCGATAGCTTGCCAGAGTTGCAAGATTCCCACTACGAAGATTTCCCTGATGACTATTGATCAGGTTGCTCCAGGTTTCCAGAGCATTACGAACTGTGAAATCTTCATCGTTGAGAATTGTAACTGTCCATGGTTCAAAGGTGCGGGTTCCTGCTAACTTTATCTCCCTGCCAAAATAACGCTGAGGAATGACGCTCAGAATGCTTGAGGGCATCTGAGCAGCACGGCAAGTGAACGAAACTCTCGCACCAATATTTGGTACACCAGCTGGTGTATCAATGATTACGCTGAACAGCGATGGGCGAGCGCCGCCAAGGGGCAAGCCAGCTGAAGCGAATTCAGATACGTTGAAAGCCATTGTTTAATCTCCTTTCGAAACCTATTTATTCGCTTTAGAACTGACCTACGACTTCAGAGAACTCAACACCCGTGCGAACCGCAACGAAGTTAAGCTGGATGAAGTTGATCGAACGGGCTGGCTTAATGTAGATATCACCAACGAACTCGTTACGATCAATGACTTCGCCCGTGTTATTTGTTTCGTCGCAAACTACGCGGAAATCGTAGATACCACGACGACCCTGAACATCACGGAGGAATGGCTCGACCAGATTGCGGAACTGAGCGCGAGTGAACGCATCGTTGAACTCAAAGAGCGAGAACTTCGCAGCAGTCGAAATCGCCTTTTCGAGAACGATGAAGAGGCGGCGAACGTTGATTCTGTCGAAAGCTGATGGCTTTGTGAGCAGAGTCTTATCGCCGAACATCAGAGTTCCCTGTCCGGGCTGCGTGATTACTGGATTGATATTGCTCTTATACAGCTGATCTCTTTCGGTCTTGTTTGGATTAAACGCCAACTTGATCGAATTCTTAATGATACCGCGATTGTAACCGGCAGGTGAGTACCAAGGATCACGAGTATTATCGGTACGAACCATCAGACCAGCGATATCGCCGTTCAGAGGAACGTAACGATACAGATCATTGTACTTGTCATATTGATACTTCCAGCCAGAATCCATCGTAGCATACGAAGAAGAAGTCAGGCTATTGCGGAAAGCGATTGCATCGTCAACTTCCTTACCAGGATAGCTGGCGTTACTTACTACGTCAGCACGCTCTGGCGAAAGAACTGCGATACAGTCCTTACGATATTCGCAGATATTATCGATGATGTGAAGCGCACGAGTTGCATCCGCAGCCCCGCCAAGAACAAACGAAATATCAACTTCGTCGGCGTTCTTGAACTTGTTGTATCCACGGATATAATCGTCTGAAGCAGGTGTAGTACCATCTTTGCCGCCTGTTAGAGAAACAGAGTTGGCTAGAACAGGACCAGCAAATGTTTGACCCGCAGCCTTATTGCCGACACCAGTATATCCGCTGATTGCCTTACCAAACCAAATCCACTGGGACTGACCATTGATAACATCGACATAATAATTCGTCGAGCCATCAGCAGTCTTGGCATCAGATGCAGCAGACAGCTTAGAATATCTTTCGATTACTGTATCTGCAGTGCCAGTGATCTTGCCGTCTTCGTCGACAACTGCAATATGCATTTCGTCATATAGACCACCATTGAGTGCGGCATAATCGGAAGTTCCTGGAGCGCCATCGAAATAATCATAGAATTCCCAACGGCGAACTGTGCCAGAAGAACCAGTTGCATTGATCGTGACGTTATTTCCAACATACTTACTTGCTAGGGTCAGAGAGGTTGTGTTGCCGATTGCGGAAACTTGAACCTTAACGCGACCTGGACCAAGGATGAGGTAATCGCCGACACCAATTTCTGAGGTGAACAGCGTATTGTTACCAGTTACGGAAGTGGATCCATTAGAAACTGCGATGTTACCAGTGATAGTTTTCTGCCAAGCAGTTGTATTGGCGCAAACAGAAACCTTTAGAGTATTTCCGAGTTCGCCAGGATACTTAGCCGCCCAAGTTCCTGCAGTAGTAATACCAGACTGACCATAGTTGGTTTCATAATTATCAGAATTATTAACAACAACTGATGCAGTATTCCCGCTAACTGTCGCATTTACTGCCTTGGTCGTTGAACCAGAACTGCGACTTTCCACCACTCGGACAACATACAGCGAATTACCATAAGCAAGGAAGTTTGCTGCCGTAAAGAAATCTGAAGCGGTATTGCTGTTTGGCTTGCCGAAAGTCTGTACTAGAGTGTCTTCGCTGTCCACGAGGACGCGAATATTTGCTGGACCCCAAACTGTATGCGCTGCGATGGCTCCGGTGGTGGTACCAACTGCAGGGATGACTGTCGTAAGGTCAATTTCACTGACATTTACGCCAGGAGAAACCTGAAATGGCATAACTCAATCTCCTTCTTCTTAGAATTACTATTCAGTAATCACTGTTTTTTCTAATCTACGAGTTATTTATAAAAATGACTTTATTACAAGCCATTCGACCACCAACCATTATCCCGCTGCCAACCACCTTGATTTTCACCTTTTTCTAAATTTAGAGCCTCTTCATCGCCGTTGTCAATGAATCCAGGAGGCGTCAGGTCGTCGTACATTTCAGCGAACCTTTCTTCAGACATTTTAGCTCGAATATCTGTATTCGTCAAGTCCTTGAAGAAAGGTTGTCTTGTCAACCAAGCAAAGCTGACGAGAGTCATTACGATATCATCATGCGCGCCTTCTTCGGCTTCATATGACTGCTTTTTAGATATAAAAGTTGAAAACTCTTGGATGGTTTCGAAATCCGTCACGATTAGTTTGTCGCCTTCGATCATATCCTTGAGGTTCGAGCAACCGATTCGCTTGACTTGTTTGGTCATACGAACCCCGATATTTGTTTTCTTACCGAACCCACCGCTGATTTTCTGACCTGCTCTTCCCTTCATAACCGTAGATAGAACATTTTCATATTCTAGATCGGTTTGCAGAGCCTCAGCAACTTGCATGCCGATATCATTTGTTTCAACAAGCACAAACGCATCATTATACCATCTTGCGTATCTATGTATTATATCGGGTAATGTCAGAGGTGAAATCTGATCGTTTCGATATTTTGCGACCTGTTTATAGGGTATTTGGGATACGTCTAACACAGAAAATGCTGAAAAGTCAAGACCGACGCCGTGAGAAACGTCGACCGAAATTAAATACGAATGATTCTGAACGGGTTCTTCATAATAATCTAGACCCCAGTTTTCTTTTCTTGGAGTTCTAAATGCGAGCGTTTTAAGTTTTAGCGGATTAATTAGAGTGTTCGTGCTTCCGAGGAACTCGCACTCAAATTCTTGGCGGAACTGCTGTTCGCTGGTATTGCGAATCGTTTCTTCTTTCCATTTATCGTCGCGCCCAGGAACGTCGCGCCAATGAACTTCGATTGCAGTATAGTTGCTTCTGCCCTCAATAGCATCGATCCACATCTTATAGAAATGATTCATGCCGTTTGGCGTAGAAACAATGATAATCTTAGAAGTGCTACCCGAAGAAATCGTAGGATAAACCGAAGCAAAGAATTCTTCAGCCAGATTCATACCAACGAACGCGAATTCGTCGAGGAAGATAAGGTTATAAGATCCACCGCGAATTGCTGAAGATGAGGTTGCAGCAGCCAGCAGCTTTGAACCATTTTCTAACGCAATGCTACCCTTATTCCAGGATATCACGCCCTGCTGCAGCCACATAGGCAGATATTCATAAGCAAGCTGGACTTTAGACAACAGATCGCGAGCCAACTGCCCTTTGTTAGCCAAGATGGCGCAGTTTTGGTTATCGTTAAAAAGAATATTCCA